ATGCGCTCCAAAGGGGTGCCTCTGATGGGTGCAGGCTTGATCTTTGAGCACCCGCAGGAACTGATCAGTTGCAAACGGTTTGAGATCCCAGATCACTGGTTCCTCATCAACGGGATGGACTTTGGATGGGATCACCCGCAAGCGCACGTTCAGTTGGCGATTGATCCCGACACAGCCACAGTCTACGTCACCCACGCATGGAAGAGCGCCAAGAAACAGCCTTACGAGGCATGGCAGAGCGTGAAGCAGTGGTCTATCGATGTTCCTACGGCATGGCCGCATGACGGCAACCAGCACGAGAAAGGTTCCGCCAAGCAGCAGAAAGATTACTACGAAGAAGCTGGATGGAACATGCTTTACGACCACGCAACATGGCCCGATGGTGGTAATGGCGTGGAAGCAGGGCTGATGAAGCTCAACGAATTGATGCAGACCGGCAAGTTCAAAGTATTCGATGACTTGTGGGAAGTGCTGGAGGAGATTCGAGAGTATCACCGCAAGCAAATGCCTTCCGGGCTGAGCCAGATTGTCAAGGTCAAAGACGACCTGATAGACGCCATCCGCACCGGGTTCATGATGGCACGTTTTGCAGAGAGAAAGCAGGACATTCGCAAGACCAGCCCAGAAGAGTGGGAAGAAGAACTGAGGCCCGAGAGGGCTGGAACAATGGGTTACTAATGAGCATCAAGTCCCTTATCGACAACATCGGCAAAGTCAACCTTGCTGATGACATAGACGAGCATGAGTTGACTGCGCTCGGCTCTCGCGTTCTGCGTCAGTTCGAGGAAGACCTTGCTTCGATGGAAGACTGGTCCAACGCAGTCGAACACGGCATTGATTTGATGAAGCAGGAATACTCTGCCAAGTCTTACCCGTGGGAAGGTGCCAGCAACTACAAAGACCCGATCCTGACTGAAGCCTCTACCACGTTCGGGGATAAGGCCTCTCTGGAGCTGCTCAGGACCCGAGACCTTGTATCTGCCGATGTTATCGGGCGCGATCCCCAAGGCCAGAAGAAGGCCATCTGCGAACGCATCAAAGAGGCCATGAACTACCAAGTCAACTACGACATGGACGGCTGGCGCGATGATCAGGAGCGCTTGTTCTACTGCCTGCCTGTGGTCGGCACAGTTTTCAAGAAGATTGTATACGATCCTATTGAGAAGAAGTGCGAATCCATCGTGGTGAACTATCCGGACTTTGCGGTCAATCAGGCCACCAAATCCATGAGCCGTTGCCGCTCGTTCACGCACATCCTGGAGTTCACCGAGAATGAAGTCAAAGAGCGTGTCTCCTGCGGCAAGTGGCTGAATCCAAACCAACAGAACGAATCCGAGAAGGTAGACGGCGATCAGGGCGGCAACGAAGCCGAAGGTGTGCAGGACAACATCGACAACTCGCGCCAGTACCTTGAGCAGATCACTTACTACGATCTGGATGGGGACGGCTACGAAGAACCGTTGATTGTCACCATCCAAAGAAGTTCGGGCAAGGTGGTCCGCATTCTCCCTCGGTACGACGAGCGCTCCATCATCGTGGAGTTCGAGGAGCAGTATCTTCCTGTCTCTGAAGTGCTGGAAGCGCAACAAGCCAAGCAGATGGAAGAGTTCGGCGGGGACGTCACGTTAGAGCTTCTCGGTATGAAGCCTCCGGAGATCGACCCCAATCAATACAAACTGATCAAAGTCGAGCCTCTCAACAACATCGTCAAGTACGGGTTCATCACATCCCCGGACAACACTTTTCTCGATCTGGGTTACTCGCACCTTCTGGGCGCGTTGACGATGAACATCAACACGACCACGAACCAGATCAACGACCGCACCACACTGAACATTCTGGGTGGCGGCTGGCTGTCCAAAGAGTTCCGGGTGAAGCAGGGCTACATGCGCTTTCGCATGGGCGAGTACAAGCAGACCGAAGTGCCTGCCGACAAGCTGGCAAAGGGGATTTTCCCGCAGCCCTTGCAGGAACCCTCCCAGACCGCCTACAACATGCGAGATTCGATGCAGCAACGTGCTGCTGGCTTCCTTGCTGTTGTTGACGTATCGGGCAAGCTGCAAGCCAATACTCCCCCGACAACAGCTTTGGCGATCATTCAGGAAGCGATCATCCCGACCACGGCATTATTCAAGCGCATCCTCTCTGCCGAGTCTCGGGAGTTCCAGATTCTGTTCCGCATCAACCAGCGAACCTTTCCAAAGGAGAAGTATCAGAAGATTCTGGACGACCCGCAAGCAGACCCGCAAGTGGATTTCAATTACGACTCCATCGACATCATCCCGACTGCGAATGCGGAGATGTCGAGCAAGATGCACCGGCTGCAAACCGCGCAGCTTGAAATGGAGCAGATTCCCCTGGTGCTGCAAAGTGGCGGCAACCCCGTCCCGATCATCAAGAACTTCTTTGATGCGATTGGCTCGGAGCTTCTGGATCAAATCTATCCGGAAGATGGCTCTATGTCACCTGCGGACAAACAAGCCCTGGCGAAGATGACCGAGGCGCAGGAGAAAGCGAACCAGATCGCAGAGCTTCAACTGCAAATCCTCACCCGCGAACAGGACCGACTGGACCTGAAGACAGCGGAGGAGATTAACAAGATCAAGGCCGAAGTGAAGAAGCTTGGGGCCGAGATGATAGAGACCTTGGCTAAAGCCATGAAAGCAGGCGAAGAGGCCGAGACAGAGAGCATGAAAAACGCTGTGAGTATCTACACGGCAGAGTTAGACACCATTGTTGGCGCAATAGAAGCGCTAGGAGCGATGAATGAAAGAAACGATCGATTATCTTCTGTACAAGCCATCGGAGCATCCCGTAACGCCTGAGATGTATCGCATGTGGGCATCCAGCCCCTGCACGATGGAGATTAAGCAGCAAATTGTTCTGGCGATGCTGAGCGAGATGGACCAGGAGCCACCTCTGTCCTTCGACCAGTCTATCCCTTTCCTGCATCAGCGAGAAGGATTCCGCAAAGCCCTGTCCATTGTCATGGATTGGGAGCCGGAGTCTGTTATCGCAGCGCGTGAGCGCGGGGAGGAGATTGATGAGTAAGCTCAAGCCCTGCGGGTATTACGTGATTGTCGATGTTACTCCAGTGGAGTCTGTGACCAAAGGTGGGATTATTCTCCCAGAGGACACCGTGGAGAAAGAGCAAGCCGTGGAGGAAACCGGTACTGTAGTTTCCATTGGCCCCCTGGCGTTCCTGGGGATGCGCGGCTGCACCGAGGAAGACGTGGAAAGAACCGGCCTACCAGCCCATAAGATATGGGGCATTGATGTAGGCGACAAGGTGGAGTTCAAGAAGTACGAAGGCAAGAAATCCTTCGTGAAAGGTCTGGAAAAGCAACGCTACATCCCCGACACACATATCATGGGAGTCATAGACGATGAGTGAAGAAGTGATCGAAGAAGGCTTGGAGGTAGAAACTCCTGAGCCAGAACAGCAGGAAGCCCCCAGGGCATCCCGCGAGGACTGGCAACGCAAGCAGGAGGAGAAGGCCAGCGCAAACGGCTGGAAGGATTTTGATGATTACGTAGCAGATGGCGGAGACCCCACTCAGTGGAAAACTGCCGATGCTTACAACATCTACGGCGAACTGGTCAGCAAGATGATCAAGGATCGTCGTGATTTCGATTCTCGGCTTCAGAATGTGCAAAAGCTCTCCGAAGTGCAAGTGGAAGCAATGCGCGCTGAACTGCAAAAGCGCCGGGACGATGCGATTGAGAACGGCGATAAGGACGCTGTCAAGGCGGTGGACAACCAGCTTAACAAGCTGAATCAGCCCGCGCCACAGCAAGCCCCTGTCGAGCTTCAGGAGTGGAACGAGCGCAACCCGTGGATATTCGAGGACTCTGCCAAGTCCGACCGGGCCAAGTCCGTGTTCACTCGCACCTTGCAAGGCGGTGCTTCAATCACTGAGGCGATCCGCGCAGTAGACGCTACGATTGCCAAAGAGTTCTCCGCCCCTCGAAAACCCGCTCACATTCCTGAGAGCGAAAAGGGCAAAGGCTCTGCCGGGTTCAAGTCCAAGAGCGATGCGGTCACGATGGAAAGCCTCACATCAGAAGAGGCTCTCGCGTGGAAACACATGCCGCAAGCGTGGGACAACGACCCGAAGAAATTCCTTCAATCCGTAGCAGACATGCGCAAAGCCGCAGCAAAAGGAGCACGATAATGCCCAGAGGAGTCAAAGCAGCAAGACAACGCGATGCAGCGTCCATTTCGGTGGATGAAGCACACCGCACA